CTTAAAAGTCTAATGGGTAATCTAAGACAGTCTAAGTTTAAATCTGTTTTTCTTCAAAACCTCGAGGCCAAGCGTCTCGGGGTGAAGAAGGAAGTAGAAGTAAAAAAGACTATAAAGAAAACAGCTAAAAAGAAGGCTAAGAAATGAACATATTAGGAACTCTGGGAGGTCAAACGCCACTCTATCAGCGAATAGCTACACCACGCGACACCGTTGATAACTTTTTATATTACGGCGCTGATAATAGCTACCCTCAAATGGTGAAAGCGGTATTAAATTTGAGTTCCTTATCTACTAGTTCAGTTAATTTAATAGCCAATTTTATAAGGGGCGATGGCTTTGAAAGAGGCGACACTATTGTCAATGATTTAGGGGAAACCTGTAATGATATTCTGTGGAGCATCTCAAACGATCAAGCAATTTACAACGGTTATGCGTTGCACCTTAATAGCAACGGCCTCGGATCAGTCAAAAGCATTGAGCATATACCTTTTGAGTTTGTGCGCTTAGGCTTACCAGATCAAAGAGGTCGTATTAAAGATGTACGCGTCTCAAATAATTGGCAATCTACCAACAGCCAAGCGCTACCTAACAATGTGGAGAACCCTACGCGCTACCTCATCTATGACGCTGAGCAAAACGGCGTCGAGGCGTTGACTACTGCCAAAGGTATGGTCTATTATTCAACCCCAAAGAAAAATGAGTATCCACTTAGCTCCATTGATCCAATTATCGAAACAGCGCAAAGCGATAACGAGCTGCAGAGATTTGAGCTTGGAAATATTACGAATGGCTTTCTATCAATGTCAATTTTCAAGTATCCATCCTCTGGGGATAGCGAAGAACAGGAGGAGGCAATAAGAGCAAAGCTCAACGGACTCAAGGGCGCCGCCTCAGCTAATAGTATTATCGTGGTCGGGGTAGACGATGATGCTGAGAATGTGGGAAATTTAATAGAGCAAGTACCCGCTAATAACAATGACAGTTTATTTGTCAATACGTTGAGTTCGGTCAGAAAAAGAATCGTGACTAATTTCGCTGTACCATCTGGCCTCATGGGTCTCTTACCAGAGGGGTCTATATTTAGCGCTCAGCAATTAGCTGATGAATATACTTATATGAACCTAAGAACCAAAGACACGCGTAACCACATTGAGCGACAAATGGAGAAGCTCGGTTTAGACGTTGGGCGCATAGTACCGAATCAATTCGCAAGCTCACAAATGGCAGACAATGGCACTACTACAGGATAAATTATTATTTACAAAGGCCGACATCTCAAAGGCCAGAGAAATTAGCGCCAATATCACAGATGCGAAAATTGAGCCGTATATAAGAGAGACCCAAAGCCTATCAGTTAGAACCTTTCTAGGCGATCAACTTTATTTATTACTATTAAATGACTATACAGTCTCGTCTAATTTATTTGCATCACAACGCTTCACTGATCTATGGTTCGGTTCTGACTATACTAATACCCAAGGAATAACGGTGAGACAAAACGGCCTCAAAATAGCGGCAATTTATTTCTGTTATGGTCAGTTTGTTCTACAACAAAATACCAATGTAGGGCGCTATGGCATTGGATCGCTCAACCAAAACGAAACAGAAACAAGTAGCACATCTAACGTGAGAACTAAAAAGAATCAATCCGACTCAATAGCCTTAAACTACCAAGCGGCGGTTGGTTTATTCTTAAATGATAAGTCCACCACATACCCAGAGTGGCAAACCAAGACCACCACAGGCCAGAAAATAGCTGCGCCATTCTTTAAAGTTTAAAATACTTTTCAATAAGTTTGGTTATTAAAGTAAGTCTACTTATGTTTGTATCAGATAAACGAACAAACAAAAACAGACTATTATGAATGACTCAAAAACTTATACAATATCAAAAGACCTTTATGTTGCTATCCTTGAAAGTGTTTTTACTAAAGGGAAAACAAATGGCAATGGTATTAATTCGGGAAGATATTCTTTTGAGAGTACCTTTTTAATGGATGATGCAATTAAAAGCGCTCTTAAAACAATTGAAAATCAACAATACATATATGAGGATTAACATAGAATTACCAGAAGAACTCCATACCGCCCTCAAAGTTAGGGCGGCGGTGGAGGGTATTACTTTAAAACAATTGATTATTAATATTTTAAAAACAGACTTATGACTTTTTTACCTACAGATTACGAAGCACCAAAGCCAAGCGGTGGCGGTTACACAAAATGCCTTAAGGGCGAAACCATACTTAGATTTTTAGGCGATCCCATTACAGGCTATGAATGGTGGGAATCCATGCATGGAACTGAGAAGCCTGTAAGGGTGAGTAACTTTGATGAGATCAGAGACGCACAAGCCACACAGAAAGCAAAGCATTTTTGGGCATGTTGTGTCTGGAATTACGAGGCTAACTCGGTACAGATATGGCAGATAAACCAGAGGACAATACAGGAGGCAATAATGGGCTTAATCAATGATACAGATTGGGGCGACCCTCGTGAGTATGACCTCAAAATAACGCGCACAGGGGACGCACTCGAAACCAAGTATACAGTTAGTCCAAAGCCTAAAAAAGATTTACCAGAGGCCGCTAAATTTGAGTTTGAATTGATGAATATTAAGCTAGAAAAGTTACTCACAGGAGAAGACCCATTCGAATCATGAGTACTCAAAATGGAGAACCAGACATAGGCCCGACATTCGAGGATTTTTGGGAGCTATATGATAAGAAAATTGAGCGTAAGAAATGCCATAAGGCATGGCAAAAGCTCGATCCTATGACGCGACAAGAGTGCATCCTCCATGTAGTTAATTACGTGGAGTCTACACCAGATAAGAGATACCGCAAAAACCCATTTACTTATTTATTTAACGAGTCTTATTATGACGAAATTATCCAGACAAGAAAATCAAGGCATCGGGCTGCCTTTGAACACATCATTAACCACTATTCTCAATGAATGTGAACAGGTGGAGAGAGTTCAAACGGCTGTCAGCGCTGCTATGTATGGGGTTTGTAATCTTTATAATGACGTTGATCCTCAAGCGCTCACGCAAATGATGGACGCCTTTTATAGGGAGTTCAAATATGAGCCGCTGTCTGTTTTTATAGATGTGATAAACGATTTTAAAACAGGCAAAGTAAAGGTATTTGGACGCATTACACCCAACCAGATACGCGAGTCGATCATGGATAAGTTAGATAAGATAGCAAGGGAGCGAGAGAATGCGCATTTGGACAGGAAGGGGGATGCGGGCGACCGTTCCACCCTTACTTTACGTGAAGCATTAGCCAAAGTAACAACACAGAAATGAAGATATTAAATTTATACGCTTGCTTGGGAGGCAACAGATTTCTATGGCACGATGAGCATGAGATCACAGCAGTGGAATTAGACCCGGAACTAGCTAGGTTATACTCTGAGAGATTTCCAAATGATACGGTAATAGTGGGAGACGCACATCAATACCTATTAGATAACTACAAAGAGTTTGATTTTATATGGAGTTCACCTCCGTGTCCTAGCCATAGCCGCTCTCGATTCTGGGGTCATGGTCAAACAAAGCCAATATATCCGGGCATGGAACTATACCAAGAAGTACTATTTTTAGAGCATCACTATAAAGGAAAGTATGTGGTTGAGAACGTCATCCCATATTATGAGCCATTGATTAAAGCACAAAAAAGAGGGCGGCACTTATATTGGACAAACTTTAAATTGCCTTTTATTATAAATATGCGACCCATTAAAATAGGGAGAGGCGGTAAATTATTGTCTGAATTTCAATCGCTTTGTGACTTTCATATGATAGACTTAAATGACTACAAAGGAGATCAGAATAAAACTAAAATAGCCAGAAACCTAGTGGATTTTGAGAGTGGTTTGGATATTCTTGAGACCGCAATGGGGATCATAAAAAAGGAAAACGTTAATCAATTAGACATAGCTTTCGATGATCAATAGCAGAGCAAAGGGACACGCCTATGAGCTACAGATAGTAAATAGGCTAAAAGAGCTAGGCTATGACGCTGTTACTAGCAGATCAGAAAGCAAGCGAATGGATGATTTAGGCGTTGATATCATAGACAATACTGATTTTTACATCCAATGCAAGGCCGTTGAAAAATTAAAGCCTAGCTTACATGACATCTTAAAGAGGATGCCTACAAAAAAAGTTCCTGTTGTATACCATAAGCGAAATAATATGGGGACAATTGTATCATTAAAACAAGAAGATTTTGAGAGATTACTATTACAAACCCGCGATTGATCCTTTTTTAACCTATGAGCTGACCCGCAAGGAGCTACTAGAAAAGAGGATAAGAAAAGAAAACTATATTACATTTTTAAAACGACTTAGATATTATGAACGTAGACGAGGCACTACAATACCTAGAAGCTAGGGTTGAGGAGGATATCGGAGAATTAACGCCTAAAGATCGCCTACTATTTTGGGCGAACTTGCTTGAATTTAAGAAGGCCAAAATACAACGCATCCCCTTTCTAGTACCAGAGAATGACGCAAAAATTATAATTGAATATGAGGACTATACGACTACGACACACGCGAGTATTTCAAAGCCTGTGGACGAGCCAGAAAAGGATTAACGCATTCAGAGGCGGCGCAAGATCAAGCAAGACCCACAGCATTCTACAAGGTATTGCTATCTGGTTAGCCTCTGGTTATTTTGGAGATGACTACGTGCCAAAAGGTACATTCTCAGTAATTCGCGAAACCTTACCGGCACTTAGGGCATCAGCTTATAAAGAGTTCATTTCTCTATTACAGGATATGGATATTTATTATTACGTCGACCATCGAAAAACGTTGTTAGAATTAGAGTTTGAGAACAGGATAGTTCAGTTTTTTAGTACGGACGACCTAAACAGCGCAAAGCTGAGAGGTAGACAGAACACATTTTTCTATTTGAATGAGGCTAATACTATACCTTTTGAGGCATTCAACCAATTAATAATGAGGTGTGAAAAGTTCTGTATACTAGATTATAACCCTGCGGGGATAGAGAATTGGTGCAAGACATATATAGAGGATGATCGCCAACATTGGCCAGATCAAGACGTAAAGCTAGATGTAAGCACTTATAAGGATAACCCATATATCCCAAATGAGATGGTTAAGGAAATCGAAGGCCTTGAAAAGACAGACATTGACTTGTATAAGGTGTACACTTTAGGGCGGTGGGTTCAATCCAGAAACCTAGTCTTTGATCAGATACATATTTGTGATTACGTCCCAGAGGGGAAGGTCTTTTTTGGATTGGATTTTGGTTGGAATGACCCCTCTTGTTGTATAAAAATCACAAAAATTGAGGATAAAATTTATATTGAACAAATATTTTTTAGGACTAAAATGCTATTAAAAGACATCGCCGAAGAACTGCACGCAATAGGAGTGCATAAGGTCTATGCTGACAATGAACCTAGGACAATCACTGAAATTCGCAAAAGAGGCGTGAAAATAAAGGCAGCGAAAAAAGGGAAAGACTCAATAAGACAGGGGCTTGGATACATTAGAACGCATCAAATTTTTATCCATGAGGAGGCATTAGAAACAATTAAGGAATTTAGGGAATATAAGTACAAACTAGACGAAAATAATAATCCAACTGATATCCCCTTGGATAAAAATAATCACAGCGTCGATGCTTGTAGATACGCGCTAAGCTATGCACTAAGGGGGGCAATAACGATACGATGAAAAGATTTAAAATATACCATGATGACGACATTATCGGGGGCCAGATTCCTGATAGTTGGGAGGAAATAACGGTCAAACAATGGGCCGCAATGAGGCCAAATAGCGAGCCGATTGAGCTACTTAGTATTTTTAGTAATATAGACTTATCCCATCTAGAAAATACAAGGGCAGATTTAAGCCCTATAATTCAGCACATTTACGAAAAGCTGATTTTAAACGGCATGAATGAGTTAGACCATAAGCCCAGAAAAGAACTATCTATATTAGGCCATGAAATCAAATTCCCAAAGGACTTAAATTTTGAGCGCTATGGCCAGAAGTTTATGCTTAAAAAGCTAACACAAGACAAGGATGACATGCGCGAGATAGTGGCCGATGCTCTGGCAATCTACGCGCAACCTTTAATTGATGGTAAATTTGATGGCCATAAGTTAGAACCAATAAAAAAAGCTATTGAGGCTATACCTATTGTGCTAGCTTTTCCTTGGTGCGTTTTTTTTTTGAAGAACTTAAACGCATTGAAAAGGACTTTATCGATAGACTTGATGTAATACCAAGCACAGCAGAACAAACAAAAATGAACGGTTTTTTTGATATGGCGGGATCAAAGCGATTAGAGAAGTGGGGCGACTTTGTGTTAATAGATCAGCTTTGCAAAAGTTATCCACAATATACGCATGACGATATATGGGAAATGGAGGTTATTTTTGTTAATAATTTAATTTTGTTAAACAGGGAGATGGGGTACGTTAACTCTAAAACTCAAGAAATCCAAAGGAAATCATGAATATTTCAATAATTGTCATTGCCGTTGCGTTTATATTCGGCTTTTTTTTCTGTATCTTTACGTCAATATTCTTTATAATATTAGCAAAATATGAATCTAATCGCAACGACCCTAAAAAACATAATAGAGGCAC